TTCGGCCAATTCCTTAGCTTTGCGAAGCTCGGCAAAGTTCGTTTCAGTAGTGTTGCCCTCTAACCGCTCCTCGGCTTCCGCCAGTTTCGCCTTAGCGTCTTCAGCTTCCGCCTTGTACTGTTCTAACTCGTCTGACCTGTCTGGGTGTTCCGCCAGGTACTCCTCGGTGGCTTCGGTCTTAATCTCGGACAATATCTCATCCGATAGCTCCAGCTCCGTTCCGTCCGCTGTAGTAACAATCTTTCCCATAACTACTCCTTGTTTAATAATGCGAGGATTCGGCCCTCCTCTTTGGTTAGTATGTCTTTATTCTTAGCTAGCCACTTCCCGATAACCGGCATAATGTACTGCTTGGCAATCTTGTCCTTCATCAACTGCTCCATTAGGTGGGTGTAGGCGAATAAGGTGTTGTGCTGTTCCAGGATTGTGGTCTTGGACTTGCTCCAAAGACGCTTGTAGTCAGTTGGCTTCATAGTTGACTCCCGCTCCCTATCGGGTTTTCGTGATTAGTTTCTACTGGGTTGTTTTTCTCATTTAAGTAGTCCTGGTGCTCTCCGTCTAGGAGGTCAAACATCTCTGCGAACCTAGACGCACAATCAAAGAACCCGTTGATGTAAGCCAGCTCCTCGGGTCGCCAGGTCTTGCCTAGCCATATCCTAGCGGTCTCACGGGTTATCCTGCGGGCCACCTCTTGAGCCACGGGCTTGGCACTTGAGGCCCGACTACAAAAAGCCCGCCTCTGCTTCGGGGTTTCCTCTGGGTCTGCTAGATTACCAAAATCTATCTGTTCTTTCACTTGCCGGTATTCGGTTAAGTGGAGTTATAACTAGGATGGGATGTTGACTCGGTTGGTTTGGGGCGTTATCTGCGGTAGTCCTTGAACGGGTTGGGGTTGAGGTGCGCCCTGGGGCATACCCTGCGCTATGGGTGGGGCCGATAGGAACAGCTTGGAGCTGTCCTCGCCTTCAGTTTCAGCAAATCTCTCGGCTAAGTGGTCGATGTTGACTCTAGGCCCAAACATATTTAAGGCACGGGTAGCCATCGACTCGAACAATAGCTTCTGTTGAGCGTCGCCCCTGCGTGGGGTTGGGTTGACAGTTACCTGCCAGATATACTCAGCCTTCTTAATCTCGTCTGGGTTCACATAATACTTGCGGACGGGCTGACCCATCTCTTTGGCATCGGCTTCCTCTTGGGCGTGAATCTCATCACCAGCAGGGAGCATACCAGTCTGGGGGATAACCATTGACCTGCCCATCCCCCGACCACTAATGGAGGCTTCGATGTTGGAGATGCGATACACATTGGTCAGCTCGTTCCTGGCCTCGTCTAGGCGCTTGTCGATTGGGTCAAACCAGTATTTCAGAATCATTGGCACTCTCAGCTCGCCCAGCTTCTTCTCGAGGAGTGAGCAGGAGAACAGCACCAGGTCGATAATTAGAGATGACTGCTGGTGGGCAATTTGAGCCTCACCCAGGGTTGAGCCAGGGGCCTCACCACCTTGATAACTCTTATTGACTGAGGCCTCGTCTATACGCTGGGACAGGAACTCTAACATGCTTAAATCAGCGTTGGTTACGCCTTGACTGCCTGCGGGGTTCATCGGGAATAGTTTGCCGTCAGGAATACCTGCGGTGAATGTGCCAGGCATTAGGTTGCGTGATGTCAGGGTCTGCCCTGTATTGTTAGCCATTGCTGGCGCCACTGCTTGCTGGGCCTTTAACACATCTAACTTAGCTAACTCATCCCATATCCCCACCAGGTTGCGAAGCTCCATCACCAAAGACTTGCCGTAAGGGAAGTTGTGGCGAATCATCTTGAGTATCTGCTTGACTACTGTGTACTCACCATTACAGGAAACAGCGGAGAGCGGATAGCCCACGGGTAACATCATCACGCCATTCAGTAAAATCTGGAACTCGTCGTTGGGTTTGTCCTGATATTTGATAATCTCGACCTGGTTCTGCTCGAGGTCTGTAAGCCTCCAGTTGCTTCTAAGAATGCCGGTTGAGTCCTCCTGGACTAGGGTCTTGGGTACAGACTCCCAGTTATCCCACTTGCCGAACATGGCTTTGGCTTTCTCGTAAGGCACAACATCAACGGTAAAGATGTACGGCTGGTCTGCCATATCGAAGGTACTCATCGAGCCGAGATACACACCAGGGCCATACAGGATGGTGCGACACGGGGCTGAGATGGCCTCTTCTAGCTCAGTGGTCCACTTGGCTGTCTTGGGGTCGCCATTAAAGCCCTCTGCCAGCTTTTTAGTGGTCTTATATGATTTCTTCCAGATGTCCTCGACAAATATTGTACCTTGCTTGATTAGCTCGTACTGTCTAATTAGGCGCTTTTCATCGTCGTTCTCCAGCTCCTCAGTCTTTCTGAGTACCTCAGTAATCGCATTGCCCAGGTTGGCGTGGAGGAGGTTCTTTTTGTCAAACGCCAAAGCCACCGCCTCCAGGTTCATCTTGTTGATGGAGGCCAGGAAGGTGAATATCTTGTTCCTAATCATCCCCGACTGGTAGTTGGTGTCGGACTTGTTGAGCTTCTTGCCTACGAAAGTGTTGGCCAAGCGCTCGTTGGTATCAAACCAAGTGAGGTAGTCCATCTGGTCAAACTCTTCCAGCGAGGCGTTGCGGGCGTTGCGGGCCTCTTCTAATCTGCCACGCAGGGCTGACAAATACTCGGATTCTTCTTCCGAGTAGTCCATTGTTTTGGCTGGTTCGTGTTTATCTAAAAGAGGACTGGTGGGCATTGTAGGCTTAATTCACCTACATTATAACAAAACAGCCACACACCCCCTGCTAAAACTCAGCGAATAATCCGTACTTATCTTCAGCGGGTTGGTTGATTGACTGGAGGTTTTGTTTCAGCATTTCCAACGAAGGTAAATCATCACTGGTCGCCCAATACCGCATCATATCGGCAGCGTGGCTGTTAGCGTCGTGGGCTGGTTTATCTCTCCACACACCCCGCTTCTCATCAAACTCTTTGTGATACTTAGCTAGTTTTTTCCTCAACTCCTTTGTCTTGGTGCGGTCAAACCATAGCACCCCAAACCTCATTCGCAGGGCGTTGATACCGTCAGCTACATCCAGTTTGGGGACAATGTTATAGTTCACGCCCAGTCCGAATGCTATATCTAAACGGGATTTGCCAGTTCCCAATTCTCTGACCTCAATATCATGAGGGGCAAAGTGTGTCTGGTAGGTGTAGCCCTTATTGTTCATCGCACTGATTACCTCACCCAGAGAAGCCCCCTCGTACTCGTCATAATCTATCACCCGCCATTGGTTGTGAGCGTGTTGGAAATACCCCACCGAAAAGGCATCAGCTACGCCCAAATCACACCACGTATAGACCGGCAGTAGCGGGTCGTATAGTCCCTCCTGTACCCTACCCGCTTTTTCAGCTTGGATTAGGTTGTCCCGATAGTACGAACCCTCCTGCCCATACCCAGACCAAGAACCGTTGCGCCAGGCCTGATATAAGTTTATATCAGAGGATTTAAGTGATTCAAGGAATGTCAGATAGCCAGGGTCTTTGAGCATTAGCTTGGGATTGTCCTCTAGGCGGGCGGGGATAAAGACAAGCTTTCGATTACGCACTACGTTCTGACCTGTGTTGGGGTCGACCATCTCCACCTTCTTATAGGTGACGTAAACTTCATTCTGGTCTGGTTCGTCTGGGATGTCCCATCTCTCCTTAATCCATTCCATCCCAGGGTCGTCAGGGTTGGTGGTACAGAAAACCTGCGGAGCGATACCATCCACAGTTGAGCGACACGACGCAACCAGCTTGAGGTAGTCTTTTTCTCTGGGGATGTGCGACAATTCCTCGATTACCATCTTCTGATACTCGTGGCCCTGGTACTTAGTGTAGGCGTTCTCGTCTTTTAGGTGTCCCGTTCTGACCTTGGCCCCACTAGGGAAAGTAAACTCTGATGGGTTGCCAGCCTGGGTGGCCCCAGATGGTCTGAACATATACTCGGCTCGGTCTGTCCAATCCTTCAGGTCATCGGCGTTTCTACGGATAACCAAAGCCCGATAACGTGGGGTATCTTTGTCGTATAACAGCCAAGCTTGTCCCGCATCGGTTTTTCCCCCACCCCTAGAACCGCCGTAGAGTATTTCATCGGCATCGGAGGCAAGTGCTAGGGCTTGCTTAGGTTGAGGCTTCCAATGTATCTTCATTGTCCCCCATACGGATTTCCTTTATGGGCAAAACGACTGTGCCGAGTTGCTCACCCTCTGCTCCAGTTAGCTCTGTTCTTAGGGCAAATTCACCCTTCTTCTTGCGCTCCATATACCATTGAGCGTCTTTTGGATTGTCTAGTGAGTCAACTATCGTTTGTCTGGCTTTCAGAAATGGCTTTTCTCGCAACTCGTCTAGTCTGTCAGCTAATGCGGGGTCGTTTTTTATCCACTCGTAAAATGTAGTGCGTGAAATACCAGCTTTCAGAGCTATTTCTGTGTCAGTACAACCAAGCGCCGCACCCTCCTCTATTTTCTTTACAGTAGTTTCGGTTAGCTTCGGTGGTCTACCCACTGGCCTGGGCTGTGGTTTATTCATCCAGTGATGCAGTTAGCAATTATGCAGTGTTCTTCGTTTATGCGTCCGCTAAACCGAACCTGACTCCAACACCGATGGGTACCCTTACACCTAGAACACTTTAGGATTTCTCCGTCTATTGGTCTGTCGGGCAGGTGGACAATCCCGTCTTGACACCTGGTACACCTACTCTCCAATACGGGGTTTGAGACCGTTGAGGCCGTTGAAAACGGGTCATGGGCGTTCTCTGTCTTAGGCTCTAGGGGTTGGGTCATTTAAGTAGCTTACCAGGTTGTTTATGCGTTCTTGGCCTATTCTTTTTTGTGCTTTGATTGATTCCCGTTTAAGGAATCTTAGCTGTGTTAATGGGAATCTTGTATTAGTCTTAGCCATCTACATAACCTTTCCTAGTCTATATAATTTCATTGTTGGGAAGCCTGTCTCAACATATTTCTTTAATTCTGCTCGAACTTTTGCCTTAGACATTTCCCATTGCATAAGTTTCCAGCCCGCCCATTCGGGGTTATATACCCACGCTTGAGCTATCCCCTTATCGTATGCTCCCTCTGTAATATCAAATGCGAGTGTGCCTACCCCCTCTTGCCTATTCACCTAGCACCTCCTCTAATTTCATTATCTCCTGTTGGCGGTCTAGTGCGGGTAGGAGTTTGCCTAACTTGTTATAAATATCCTCTGCGATTTCCTTCGTGCGGGGGTCGTCTAAAACTAATTTAAGGGTGTCTTCGTAGAGAGCTTTTTCGCCCCAGAGCCTTAGATGCTCCTTTTTGAGCTTCTTGTACTGCTTTTTAGGGTCGGTTTTACGCGACATTCTCCCCTCCCAGTAGGTCTAGGC